TACCAATTTATTGGATAGATTGGCTAAATTATTACAACAATATAAAGAAATTGAAACTATTAGTTCACGTTTGACGAAATTGGATCGTAAGATTCTTATCACCGTACGTGGAAAATTATTGAGCTGTGAAGCGAAATTGAAGAATGAGAAAATCTGTCAATCTTCGCGTCCAGCACCTTTTTCTTTATTATTGGCTGGTCCTTCAGGCATAGGTAAAAGTATCTTATCGGAAATATTCTTCGCTCAATTTGGTAAGCGTAGAAATTTGTCTATTGAATCGGAGATGAAATATGTTCGTTCTCCTACTCAAGAATTTTGGGACAATTTTGACCCAAAAATGTGGTGTCTCATTTTGGACGATATTGCATGGCAACATCCGAAAAGTGGTACTATTGATCAAAGTGTTAGTGAATTACTGCACTTAATTAATAATGTGCCCTATGTTACTAATCAAGCATCTTTGGAAAAGAAAGGTACTACACCTTTTCTTGGCCAATTTGTTCTTGGTACTACAAATACTCGTGATCTTAGTGCTGCAAATTATTTTAACTATCCCGCTGCTGCTCGTAGACGCTTCCCTTTATTGTTGGATGTGTCTGTGAAGAAGGAGTATGCAAATGCTCACGGCAATTTAGTTGTAAATAGTAATACGGCTTTTCCTGATTATTGGACTTTTAAAGTAACCGAAATTAAGGCTCAGGGTCGTACTATTGTCGAAAATGTAGTACTTCAAACTGAGAGTATCGGTTGTTTACTAACATGGTTTAATTCCGAAGTTGATCAATTTTATGATCGCCAAGGTAGAGCCATGTCTAGTGTGGATGATATCCATAGGGCCACATTGTGTGAAACATGTGGTATCCCAGAAATATTATGTCCTTGTTCTAGTTATGAGGGAGAAAATCCACATTCTTATGAGATGGATTCTTCTTACCTTTTTGACACTATTGAAGCTCAAAGTGTTGTGACCAATATTGAAAATTCTTTTCTTATTATGTTTTATATTTTTATTATTAAAGCTGTTTGTGCCAC